AATGACTGGAATAGGGCCATCAACTCAGACGGAATACCACCAGTGGTTGTTGCTGTACCAATCTTAGGCTTTCCCCATATGTCAAGACCTTGTTTAGCCAAAAATAGGTCTGGAGTTAGTATCATTATACACCCTCTTTTATCTTGGTCTCCATCTTTATGATGGCCTCAACTACTTCTTTCTTAATGAGTGGGCGACCATCCCTGCCCATCTTCATGTTATCTTGGAGCATCTTCTGGTAAGCAGTAGGGTTTATACGTAGGGCAAGGTATTCATTGAACGCCTCATCCTCTGTCATACCCCCACCACCAAACGTATGAGTCCCAATATTTTTTCTTAGTTCTTTTTCCATTTTATAGAGTCTCTCAGCCGCTAGCTTGGTGGCCTTTTCCATCTCATCAATCTTATTCATTATTTCATTATCTCCGTTCCAGCTTGTGGATTCCCAGGAACAGGCTGTTCCTTACTTGTCATAAGACCACGACCCCCCTGTATTGTTGATGGTGCTCCCCCAGTAGGCCACGGCCCATTACCCATTCCCATCATGCCACCAAGTATATCCCCAAGCTCAGGAGGAAGTGCACCTCTCAGGGCACTCATGTCAGTAAACTCGTTCTCAGTCTCTAGTAGGTCATATTCGTCCAAAACCTTAGCTATCATTTTAGCCTGAAGCGGAGGCAGTTTCTCTAGGTCAGCAACCATCTTCTCTATTCGTAGCATGGCAGGATTTTGTATTCTAAGGACTTCTTCAACAATCCAGTCCCAAGACATCCCAAACTCCTTGTACATATTGGCTACGCCAATGTCTTGTGCTCTATCAACTGGTGATTTAGGTTCAATACTAGCCGTCATACGACCGCGAGCAGACTTAGCCATTTGGACAGTCATCTCATCACCATCGATAAGAACACTCTCTCCAAGTTGTTCCACCCCACGATAGAACAAATCCATTACATTTGTAATCCCTTGGGCCAAATGCTGTGATATGGGAAACAACTTTAGCATAGCCTGATTGATTCTTAGATTAACTTGAAACGCTGGTGCGGAACCCTGTACTCTCCCATATAGCACATCCTCAAGAGTGTGCTTCTGGATATTATCATCCATTACTGAGATAAGAGTATCAGCATCAAAGAGACCCTGTGGATACGGCAGCATTTGCAAAAGTTCGTCAGAATAGGTGGGTGTAACTCCACCAAGGCGTACTTGAAACTTAGGACGACTCTTTCCCCCCTGCGCTACTCCAGACTCAGGCAGCTTCAATTCATACGAGGGTAGATAATATGCCCCTACCATAGTAGCTTTTCTAGAGATAAGTAGGTCATACATCTCTAGAGACTCTTGAGCATCAGCGAGGAATGACTTATATCTATCTATGTAATCCCTAACCTCAGTCTTGATACCAGTAAACATGACAACGGGACATTTACCTAGACCATGCTGCCATGATTTGAGGAGTTTATAATCACCCTTGGGGGTTGCGGTGATTGGGAGTTGAACATGAGCCTGTTCAGGAGAGGTATTGACTAAGTAATACTGCACGTAATTGCAGTCTGTGTATTCAACCACGCTTACTTCGTCAAACCACTTTAGGGCACCAGATGCCATGAGTCCCTTAATATTAGAAGAGTTCATTCCATTCTTGTCAGCAAGGATACCCGCAACAACCCGCTTTTCCTCGATAGTAGCGATTGGGTTGTCCTCCGCGTCAAGTAGGGACAAAATACTCATTGTGGGTATGTGCTGCATAACGAAGGGGAACTTGGCATCAGACGCCTTCCACTTCCTAACAGTCTCTAGATAATCCTCTGGGGATTGCCTAGTCTTTCTGACAGGATAGCCAGCTTGGGCTGTCCACACTGAGGGAAGTGGAAGGGCCTTCAAGTACGCCCTTCCATAGATTAGTACGTCTTTAGCTATACTTAACCAGAAATCGTTTCTGAGAATCTGCTGCTGAAATACCTTAGCTGTAGTAATTTCAGTCTTTTCTGCACTCTCCTTATCATCAGTCTTAGGGCTCGTAGGCTCCATAGACCATGACGGCATTGCCATGATAAGACCGGCAGCATGCTCGATGATACCCCCCGCTCGGCTTGTATGAACCTCAAAGGGCTGGATATTGCGGTCTGGGTCATCCTCTAGGACTTCAATCTTATTCCGGCGGTGTACGAGGTCACGGATAACCTCATTTTCCGCGATAGTGGGCGACCAATCTGCGATAAGTTTGTCGTGAAGCTCTTGCACGGTCTCAGCCGTGGGCTTCGGAAGGTTCATAGCCATTAGTTAACCTTTATCAGCGCCGGAGTGGTCAGTACACGGTGTACTTTGTCCTCTTTGCCGCAAGTGGGGCACCCGACAGGGACATCGCGGTGCTGCATTGCCCGAATCTCGTCCCATTCCGTGAGGTCTCGGTCGCACTTGTACGTGTAGAAAGCCATATCTGGTATCCCTCCTGTAAACATTAGCGCATCTCCATAATTATCCGTGGTCGGTTGAGGATTGTTGAAGGATGGCGAAGTTTAGTTAGGTTGTCAATGAGTAAAAAAAGTGCATCCAAGTCGTCATCGTGCCCTGTGTTCGGGTAGTGAGTCAATTGGTACTCACAATCAGGGAACCACTCTTCTCCAGAGGGGAAAAGTACGTGTCCGCCGTGCAAAAACGGCGCAATTGCATGGGCGCGGGTCATTTTCCCACCTTTGTAAGGCATTGCTTGGACTGGAAGCATCGAGTGAGCCATCAAAGTCTGTACAGCAGGGGTTCCAGAGGCTGCATCTTCGACCCAAATGGCAAATTCGTTCCATTTTTGGGCAGATTCAGCAATTTGGTCGAGCAAACCAGGGAGTCCCCAGCGTCCTTTTACACGGTCAAGGATGTAAATACGTCCGTGCTTGTCCATTCCCCCAATATACCCAACTGTGAAATCGTTTTGCTGCTTCTCTTTGAACGCTGTGTCCCACGAAGAGGCCACAAGTAGGTCAAGCTCGTCCATTATATACTTCGGAGGACGGCTGTAGCTGTCCCAAGTGTGCAGTTTACGGATGATTTGGGCCTCGCCACCCTTCGTATCACCCATATATTGCATAGCAAACATGGCTGGAGACTGATAACGCTTGTTAATCAGGAACTCAGCAGGGTATGCCTCTTCCCAATACGACTTGTCACCGCGCAAAAGTGCGGCAGTGTGCAAGACTTTTACTCCCTTTTGCCCTAATTTTCGTCCAATGAAGTCAGCATCGCTCCATCGAGTACCAATGACAACTTCCCAGGCGTCAGAAGTAAGGCGAGTAGAGATTGCGTTGTCATAGTTTTCCCAAACTTTGTCAAGATTTGTCTTATTTCCTGAGTTCTTTTGGTCGTGAGGGTCGTCGATAACGAGTCCATTAAGACGATAAGCCACAACTGCAGACGTTGTTCCCCCTGCTCTGAGAGTTGGGTGCGGGTCAGCGAGGTCTGGTCGAGCAATTTGGAACTCACTGGTGCCCCATCTTCGCTTGTCAGGTTTGACTTCGGGGAAGGTAATGCGGTAGGGGAGACTAGACTCGATGAGATTCCTAATGGCGTAGCTACGACTCCAGCCAACGGAGTCTGCATACGAGAGTAGTCCGTAGTGTCGTTCAGGACGACGGCCCAACATCCATGCAGTAAATCCCACACCGACAAGCTGCGTCTTTCCGCTACCAGGGGGAGCGATGATGATAAGTTTCCGCCCACTGGGGTCATCTCCTATCTTTTGGAGTTCTTCAATCCACTGTTTTTGGTGCGCTGCGGGGGTAAATCCAAGTACAAAGCGACAAAACTCGGCAAAATTCTGCCTAGCACGTTCCCCTCGTCTTATTAACTTTTCTGTTTTACTACTTCCCTCTATCAAGCAACTCCTACTGCCAAACAGCTAGCATCTTCTGAGCTTTCACAGAAAATGGAGCTACCTGTTCAATAATATCATAAACAGTATTACGTGCTCCTACAGTCCACTTCCAGAAGTTGTTTGGTTTTGTGTTTGACACGTGGTATACACTCCCCGCACCAGTCATTCTTAGAAAATTGGATACTAGTTCTATTCCAAGCTCTCCCTCCCCACCGAAGTCTAATGTATACCTCCAACCCTTATTACTGCCTGCACTCTTGGTTTTAGAGTAGTAAGCACATCCATCTGTGCCTAGGCATGCCCCAATATATACTTTTTCTAATAGGGACATCTTTCTGGCCCTACTCTTTGTATGGACAAACATTTACTTACCCCTATCCAACAACTCTTGGAGTTCTTCCTCTGGTTGCTTTAGAAGAGTAGATTCAACAGACTTAACCGCTCTAGTTGAACGCGTAGCGGTTTCCTCTGCTGATTTGCCGAGTACCTTGTCGATTGCCCATAGTGCGGCCTTTAACTGTGAGCTAACCACTCCTGGTTCGCCGCCTTGTTTCGCAATCTTCAAGACTATCTCGGTATTCTCAACTACGCTTTCGCGTAGCAAGGTGACGGCCTGACTCGTCAGGTCTACTCGAAGTTCGTCAATCCTTGCCTTAAAGTCTTCCTCCTTCATCCATCGGCTAATGGTCTGCGGGTAAACTCCCATCTCACGGGCTACGTCTACCTGTTTCCATCCCTCGGCGGTGAGGAGGGCTGCTTTCTCTTTTCTGGGGTCAAGCCTGGTTATAGCCATTTGGTATTATAAAGACCCCTCGCTAATTCTAGCCTCATTATAACACATTTGAAAGAGTTTGTCAAGCCCCTACGGAAAACTAACTCCAAAGCTGATAGGAACCTTCTTGTCTGTGTACCGAATAAACCAGTTACCACACTTACAGGGGCCGACATCGCCGTACGGAATACTGTCCGAATCTAGGAATGTTATGGTTCGTTGGCAACAAATCATTGCTACCCGTAACTCACCCTTACCATAGCTATTCAACCACTGAATTAGTGCTTCTCTATTTGGGGCCGTCACAGTTATAAACATATTTCCCTTCTTTTACTATTACTCATCTTTGCCTACATTATAACACATCCGCGCACCTTTGTCAAGCCCTTTCTATTTTCTATTTCTAATAATTTATAAACAGTCCCTCGTTTTTAGAATATCCCGCTTAGAATTCAAGTACCTACCTACCCCTATAATTGTTCTGATACCATTTCCGATAGGGTCTGATATCTGGTTTCGCCGGACATGCCTCTGCCAATGGCCACCCTATCCCTCGCTCCTACCTATGCACGTGCGGCACACGATGGGCATACCCCCAGGGGGTATATGAAGTCGTATCTGGGGGATGAGCTACGTC